TGATCTTGATCTCCTAAAATCGGTTATCCGGCGGCTCTTGCTGATCCTGTTGACCAGGTAGCGAAGGGTGTCGACCAGGTCGTCGTCTTCTTTGATGGGCGCGTCCTCGCCCCGCTCGGTGGCTTTGGGGTCCCATCTGTAACCCTCAAGCTCCTCCTGGAGCATGGGAGTCAACGGGCCGACGAGCTGGAGCCATCCCTGGTCGAAGGCGTTGATGGTCTTCTGGATCCCGTTGAGAACGTCGTTATCTGCCTGCTGGATGCCCTCAATCCCGTCCCCCACAAACTGGAGACGATGAGCCTTCGCCGCCGGGTCGACGTCGATCGATGTCGGGTACATCCCCGCCAGGAATTTCTTCAGGTCCTTCGAGATCTCAGCCGGGGACTTGTCGGCCTTCCGGTACTCTCCGCCTATGTACCATTTGGCCCCGATCCTAAAGGCTTTCAAAAATCCTGTCGGATGTGTCGCGCCAGGGTCCACCGCCACCCTCATCTCCTCGATCTGACCGTCGGGAAGGTGAGGGATGCAGTGAAGATCACGGTTGAAGTTGCGGTAAACAGCACCCTCAGCCGCCACCCACAAACCGTCGATGTACCTCTGATAAAAGAGGGACCCCTTCGGCCCGAACTGGCGCTTCAGCTCGGCGACGTATACAGGATCGAGCCAGGGGTTATCCGTCAACTCGAAATGCCAGGTCTTGAGGTCCAGCTCGCCCTCTCGGTCGATCCATTTCTTCTTGAGGTAGTGACCGGGGGGGCCGGGATTTGTGGTTAAGAAGAGCTGGGAGCCGGGCTCGGATAGACGAGAGATGAGCATGTTGAAGAAGCTCTCAGGCTGGAGGCTCCCCTCATCGACGAGAGCCCCTCCGAGGGTGAGGCCCGCGATCTTCGCATAAGCCGCCTCGTCGTTAGCACCTTCACAGAGGATGGACCGCCCGTAGATGGTGGCCACCTTCAGGGACCGTCGGTATTCGAAGTTCTGAGGGCCTACCAGGGAGGCGATAGGCAGAAGGACGTTCCGCTCCAAGCTCGTGAGGGTCTTTCCGGTCATCAGCAGGTTAACGTCTCTCGGAGCCTCCAGGACAGCCCGCAACCATCGGACGTTGGCCCCCACAGTCTTGGCGCTCCTCACTGCGCCGTGTGCGAGGTTGACTCTCGCATCGGAGTGAAGGCAGAAGTCTCTCTGTTTCCCCACAGGAACTTGGAAGGTCACGCCTCCACCTCCTCACCCATCTTCTCAAACAAAACACGGATCTCTCCGCCCCTCGCCGATGTGTCGGTGGACTCTTCCAGCCGCCGCTTATCGATGCCGATCGCTATCGCCATCATGAGGGCTTGGAGATCGCGAGGAGTTTCGCAGGTTTTCAAAAGAGATTCGGCCTTGTCCAGTGCCCTTCCCACAAGCTTGATCCTGTCCTCGGAGGCGTAACAGGACTTCGCCAGGGCCGCGCTTTTTACGTTGGATCGCTCCGCCAGATCCAACCCGTTCCGCTGAGCGATCCGCGAGATTGTTCCAGCGCCCCGGTCAAACTCCTTCGCTACTTCCCTGGTAGTCTTCCCGGACTCCAACGACTTGATGATCGCCTTCTCTTCGTCCTCAGCGACGGGACCGCCTTTAGCCATTATGTACTATTAGGATAATCAATATATAAATAGCTTTGGTTAATTGTCCTAATCAGGACAATTAAACCCTCTCGAATATCCCTGTTGCTCCAGCATCCCGATAGCCATTACTGCCTTATCCTGTGGCCAGTTCTGGTCCTGCATCAGAGCTTTCACGGTTGGGGGGTGACCTCCTCCCAGGTCCAGATAGTAGGGGATGCTTAGCCCGAAGATCCTCGGAGGCTCCGTATTTTCGATAGCAGTTGCCGTTTTTGGCTCTGGAGTCTGCAAAGCGGGCATACTGTCACTACTGTCGGAACTGTCACTACTGTCCCTAGGGTCATTTCTGTCACCTAATTTGGGCTCCTCTACAGTAACATGATCCCCACAAGAGAATGGTTGGTCTTCAGATTTAGTAACACGTTTCTCCTCCATATCCTCAGTGTTACGAGTGACAGTATTGACAGTATCGACATTATCGACGGTATAGACAGTAGAGACATTAAGAACGACCTTGATCGTAGACTCTCCTCTGGGATTCTGGACCTCGCAGTACTCGATGGTGCCGTCCCCGGCCATGGTAGCGAGGTACTCGTCGAGTTCCTTCGCCTTGATCTTCACATGCCGGGATATTTCTCGCTTGGTAGATACGCCACCGTGCCTCTTCAGAAACGCTATGATCCGGTCGATAATGTTTCGCTCCAGGTCCCGGCCTACCATATCATAGACGGCCATGGCCATGGGCTGATAATATTCGTCCACAAGCCTGCAGGCCTCGACGACGTACTCAAGCCGGATAGGTCGTCTCCATGCCGGATCAAAATCAGATGACCCCAGCTCGAATAGCATCGAAAGTTTAGCCACCAAAGGCACAAGCCGGCTATGGATCTGCATTTCGTTGGCGTCGTCTCGCTTCTCGATCTCCCTCGCCCGTTGCTTTTGCCACTGGGTCCAGTACTCAGAGGCCTCTTTACTGAAATTGAGTTGTTGTCTCACCATCTCGGAGACGTTTTTCGACATGGCTGTCAACTGGCCCCGGACTACGAGCTCCAGCTCGGAGTTCATCGCCTCGCCCTCCTCAAGGGGAAGCCATCGCTCTTTTGGCCTCCTCGGGAAGTGATAGATGAACCTCGCCATGAAGCCGCTCAGGGTGTCGTTGATCTCGGTGTTGGCCGCTAGCGAGGAATCGGTTGTCGCCCACAAGACGTTGAGATAGGGGTCATCCACTATGAACTCGGTCTTACTTTTCTTTCGCTGGTTGGTCCTCAGCTTTCGATGGATGGGGCGGCAATCATATAGCTGCATCAACGAATCTTTGAAGCCCCTCATGTAGTCCCGTCTCATGGTCGACAGGACCCCGGCGGCCTCGTCCCGGACCCACGGGGCATGGGGGCTCTCGTCGAGGTGCTCGATGAAGGCCTCCGGGGAGAACTCCGTCGGGACCGCATTGATAGACGTTCCCGGTCGGTGATCATTGAGAAGAGACTCGGATACGTCGACGACGGTGCTCTTGCGGCTCAGGCTCGACCTTCCGGCTATGAAGATGTAGAGGTTTGGATAGACTGGCCCCTGCCTCAGCTTGATCCATATCTTCTTGTCGGCGATCACGGCCAGTTGATAGAGCCCTCCAGCGAGCCAGTAATCGGGGTAGGCGTCCGATACATCCCGCCCGTATGCGATATAGCGGGTTAAATAGTGGTTCCCAGGCAGGTTAAGCTCGAATTTTGGGCCGTTGTCCATCTTCCTGGAGGCGAGCTCCTCCTCGGAGACCTGTCTCGCCCCCTCGGTCCCGGTCTCGGCGACCTCTTTGGCATCCTTCGCTCGGATATTCTTGAGGGTCACTTCCTGGTAGTGCTCTCCCTCCTCTGGCCACTTCCCGATCTTCGAGACGTAGGTCATGACCCAGTTGATTTGCGGGTCAGTGAATCCGGCGGCGGTGAGCTTCCCCACAGCCCCAAACTCGGCGTCCGAGCGATTGTTCTTGTGCCTCTCCTTCTCCTCATCGGTCCAGTCGAGAAGGTTCTGGAGCTTCGGGTCGGTCTCTAAAAGCGTATTGAGCTTCTCCCTCACAAAATCGACGTCGACCTGGTCCTGGGGGAGGTGCTCCTCGTCGTCACCATCCCCCTCATCTTCATCCTCTGTGGGGGGCGCGTTGAACTTCTCGGTCCAGGTTCTCAGAGCTTCGGGATCGGGATCTAGGCGCTCGATGTACTTGAGAAGAGCCTCATCTTCGTCTCTTGCGGGGACGTCCCCGATCGCTTCCCGAAGATGGTTTTTTCGCCCCTCGTCCTCGTCTTCTGTCTTCGTGTTCCAGGTCTGGAGAATCCCACAGACTCTTGGAGGATCGAAAGTCGTCGTGTCGACGTCGACGTTGGCTTCCCTTCTGACCACTTTCAGGAAGGTGGCAACCTTTGCGATGAACTCGGGTGTTGGGGGGGTTGGGGGGACAGGGAGCAATAACCCGGCCCCGTTCCCGCTCTTGAAAGCTAATCCCGGCTTAAATCCTCGGCCATCCAACCATACCTGGACTGTGGGGAGCTGCGCCAGGGCAAATCCGCGCTCCTTTTTGGTGGCCGCAAAGTCCTTCTTATCATCGGGTTTGTTGGCGTCGATATCGATGAAAATGTTGGTGTAGGCCTCTATGTC